CTATAATAGAATATGTAGATGTAGAAGTTATCGAATATCTTACTGATACTATAATAGAATATGTAGATGTAGAGTGGGTAACAACAGATACTATAATAGAATATTTATTACAATTAGTTTATATAACAGATACTCTTGTTGAATACGAGTATATTTATTTAACCGATACGATGTATGTAGACGTAGTTGTAGATAATTACGTTTATGTTACAGATACCTTAACGCTTACTGAATATGTATTTTCAACTGAATATATAGATTGCTATACAGGTTTACCTTGTGAAGATGGTGGAGGCGGGATTAATGACTGTGACGATAACAGTGTTTTCATCCCTAATACTTTTACCCCTAATAATGATGGGGTTAATGATGTATTTTATGCAGTAACCGATCCAACGTGTTGGTTAACGTGGAATATGCAGATATACAATAGATGGGGGACGCTTGTAAAAGAAATAACCGATCCAATGGGTTATTGGACAGGAACAAGTTTTTCTCAACATTGGTTGTGCCCTGATGGGGTTTATACTTGGAAGCTTAACGCGACTCAGTCTGGAAAAGCCACCCAGCTGCAAGGGCTTGTAACAATATTTCGCTAACTGTATTTTTTTTAGTATATTGCAAGAGTTATGAAAGCTATAAAAAGAGATTATAAAAAGGAGTACGCTAAGTACGGATCTAAGCTTAAAGCTAAAAAATATCGCGCGGAGCTAAATCAAATTAACAGAGAAAAAGGAAATTACGGGAACGGAGACGGATTAGACGAGGCTCATTTTAGTAAAGGGGGTAAGACTAGACTTCAAGCTCAGTCTAAAAACAGAGCTAACAACAGGCCTAAAAAAAGGAATAGCGTATAAGCTATTAAATTTAATATATATATAATGAAATATTTACTTATCTTCATGTCTGCTATATTGTTAGCGTCATGTTCTGTGCAAACTAAACACAGAAGGTCTCAAGCGAGACATTACAATCAATGCTGGTGTTTAGACCCATTTAATGGCGGTGCCGAATGGTGCTGTGATGGACCAGCTCCAAAATACATGGCCCCATACAAGCACTCTAAAGGTTACATTAGAGCTAAATTTTAATAAGATGGCAGAGTATAAATGTGATTGCAACGATAAGGTTGTAGATAAGTCAGGCGTTACAATAAAGTATATTGAGGGGGAAGGGGTAATACATGAAGTAAAGTGCGAGGAATGCGGAAAATATATGACGTTAGCTAACCCAAAATCTGGCGCACCTGGGTTTAGATCTAATAGATATGGGCAGACGTTTTGAGTATACTTTTAGATGTTAAAGAGTATGAAGAACCAGCTGTTAAAATTTGTCCCAACGGTACGGAAGGTGAGCTTATTGAACTCGGTGGGCTACTCATTTGCCTTCCAAAAAGGCCTCCGAAGAAAGAAATTTCAGGATATAAAGAACCAAACTCTATGCAAATGTGGGGAAGGGTACTTATGCCGCAGGAACTGTCTCGTATTCGTTCTATGGATGAGTGGGCGGAAATGCCACGAGAGTTTAGAGCAAGGTTTCGTCCATATATCGAGGAAGAGTTTAGGCGTAGGCGTGAGGGTTTTTGGTTTTATAACAACGGCACAGCTACATATATTACGGGGCGGCACTACATGATGATACAGTGGACCAAGATGGATATTGGTTACCCGTATTTTTTAAACTTCCAAAGAGATATCTTCTTACACTTAGCGGCGTGTGAAATTGATCCTAGATGCATAGGTCAGCTATATACTAAGTGTCGTCGTAGTGGGTACACAAATATGTGTTCATCCGTGCTTGTAGACGAAGGGACGCAAGTCAAAGATAAACTTATGGGGATTCAGTCTAAGACTGGTAAGGATGCTCAAGAAAATATATTTATGAAGAAGGTTGTTTTTATGTTTAGAAACTACCCTTTCTTTTTTAAGCCTATCCAGGACGGTACAACCAATCCGCGTATGGAGTTGGCCTTTAGAGAGCCATCAAAAAGAATAACTAAAAAGAACAAAACCTCTCAAATGGGGGAGGCTTTGAACACAGTTATAAATTGGAAAAACACAACAAATAACGCATATGACGGGGAGAAATTACACCTGTTGTATCTAGATGAAGCAGGAAAATGGGAAAGACCTACAGACATAAGAGACGCTTGGAGGATTCAGAGGACTTGTTTGATCGTCGGAAGAAAAATCGTGGGGAAGGCAATGGTCGGAAGCACGGTAAACCCAATGGACAAAGGGGGAAGTCAATACAAGGATCTCTGGGAGGACTCGAATCCTTTGGAGAGGAACGCGAATGGGAGGACTAGAACTGGTCTATATAGACTTTTTATCCCTGCATATAATTCTCTAGAAGGCTTCTTTGATAAGTTTGGTCACCCAATAGTTGAAGACCCTACAGATACTACAGAAGGTATAGATAACGAGTACATTTATATTGGGGCTAAAACATTCTTAAAGAATGAAAGAGACTCTTTAAAAAACGATGCTTCGGAGTTAAACGAAGTGGTCAGGCAATTCCCCTTTACGGAAGACGAAGCCTTTAGGGATAGTATAGAAGGGAGTGTATTTAACATCGGGCAGATCTATGAACAAATAGAACATAACGACGAGCTGTTTCCCAACCCTGTTGTTGCAGGGAACTTTGTCTGGAAGGGGGGGGTAAAAGACACTGAGGTAATATTTAGCCCAAACGTTCAGGGTAGATTTAAAATTGCCTGGATGCCACCTCCTGATTTTAGAAACCAAAAGAAAACAGAAAGAGGCAAGCGGGTAGCTCCTCATTCAAATTTTGGCGTTGGAGGTGTTGACTCATATGACCTTGATGCTACTGTAGACGGGAGGGGGTCTAAAGGTTCCTTGCACTTATATAACAAGTTCCATATGGAACACCCTTGCAATATGTTTGTATTGGAGTATGCTTCAAGGCCTCCTTTAGCTAAAATATTCTACGAAGATGTTTTAATGGCCTCTGTATTTTATGGTTACCCTATATTAATAGAGAATAACAAATACGGTATAGCAAGGCATTTTGAAGCTAGAGGATATGACGGGTATTTAATGGATCGGCCTAAACATTTACTTAGCGCTAGTGGGATGAAATCTAAAACAAAAGGTATTCCATCTAACTCACAAGACGTAATTCAAGCTCACGCACATGCTATAGAGGCCTTTATACATGATCATGTAGGGGAAAACAGGGAAACAGGGGAGGTAGGGAAAATGTATTTTAATAAAACACTAGAGGATTGGATAGGTTATAAGATAGACGATAGAACTAAATATGACCTTACAATTAGCTCTGGATTAGCTCTATTAGGAGCGCAAAAAGCTAAGCCTAAAAAGGCTTCTGACCTGTCTGAAAAACGATTCTTTAGGAGATATCAAGTAATCGGATGATTTACTATATTTGCTAAATAGAAATACCATATCTTAAGGATGTATAATAACGATAATAAAAGCAAGCAGGGTTTTCCAGATCCATTAGAATCTACGGAATTAAAGCAAAAGAAAGAATATGGTGTTCAGTACGCTAAAGCTATTGAATCTCAATGGGGGAAAACTACGGACGATTCTTCCTTAGTAGGTAAAAGAAATAAAACTTTTGAAAAAGACCGAGATTATGCTATTGGGGTTCAAGATACAAGTATATATAAGCAGCTATTAAGTTCCCTTAATCCAAATAAAGCGGACGGAGCTTTGTTAAATATGGATTACACTCCAGTTCCTATCCTACCTAAATTTGTAAGAATTGTAGTTAATAAGATACTGTCTGTTAATCCTTATCCTAATTTAGAGGCGGTAGATCCATTGTCTTCTTCTGAAAAGAATGAAAAAAAGAAGAAAATCTTAATGCAGGTTGACTCTAAGGATAAGCTTAAAGAGCTAAAAAATAAGACGGGTGTTGTTTTAGATATGGATCCAGATTCTATTCCAGATACACCAGAAGAAGCGGAGATTTTATTCGACACTAACGTTAAAACAGACGGGGAGATATCTGCTCAGCTAGGGACGGAACTTACTCTTACGTGGAATAACTTCGTAGATAATACTTTCCGAAGATGTGTAAATGACTTGGCTACTCTAGGTATGTCTGTAGTAAAAAGGTCAAACGATCCAAACGAAGGCATTAAAACATCTTATGTAGATCCGTGTATGTTTATACATAGCCACACAGAAGACCCTAATTTTGAAGATCTTATATACGCTGGACACATAAAAAAAATTTCTATACAAGAGTTAAAACGTTTAGCTGGGGAGGAATTAAATGAGGAAGACTACAAAAAGATTGCTCAGAAATCTAAAGGCCGAAATGGTAATGATTCTGGAAAATACAATAAGAACAACTATAGTGAAGCCCTAGGTAAGACCTCATTTGGATATGACGACTATATGGTTGAGGTTTTAGACTTTGAGTTTATTTCTGTCGATTGCATTTACTTTGAAGAGAAAGAAAACAAACATGGGAACACGGGCTTTTACTTTAAAGGCTTTGAGGAGCAACCGAACAAGAACAGTGTGTTTGAGCGTACCCCTCATAAATTAGAGGTTTCTACTGTTTATGGCGGAAGCTATGTTCTAGGTTGTGATTATTTATTTGGGTATGGCAAAACTAAGAACGTACCTAAAAATATACACGATATATCTAAAGCTACATTGTCTTATTCTGTAACGGCAACTAATATCCGTAACATGATGCCAAAATCTATGGTAAATAGCTGTGTGGGATTTGCAGATATGCTTCAGCTTACTCACTTAAAGATACAGCAAGCTATAGCAAAAGCCAAGCCAGATGGTTTGATTATAGATATAGAAGGATTAGAGAATGTACAGCTAGGAAAAGGTGGAGAGCTACAGCCTTTAGATCTTCATGACATATATGAGCAAACAGGTGTTTTTTATTACAGAAGTAAAAACCCCGAAGGTGGATTCCAAAACCCTCCTGTTAGAGAGATAAGCAATAGCATAAGAAACATTAATGAACTTGTAGGTTTATATAACCATTACTTAGGTTTAATAAGAGATACAACGGGAATCAATGAAGCAATGGACGCTTCTTCCCCTAAAGGTGATGCTTTAGTTGGTGTTCAAAATCAAGCTATAGCTGCAGGTAATAACGCTATATATGATATAACAAATGCCGCTATGGTTTTGTTTAAAAAAGTATGTGAGGATATAGTTAAATGCATTCAAATTATACCTACTGAATCTGTTCTATATAAAATATATGAGAACGCTATCGGAGACACGAATATGGAGGCTTTAGCTTCTTTCAGAGACCTTCCAATGTACAACTTTGGGGTAGTTGTTGTAAAAGACATGGAGGAGAAAGATAAAGCTTATCTAGAACAAAACATCCAGATGGCCCTTCAGCAACAAGAGTTAGATTTAGAAGACGCTATAGCTGTTAGAGGTTTAAAAGATATCAACCAAGCGGAAAGGCTTCTTGTTGTTAGGCGTAAAAAAAGAATGGCTATGCAGCAGCAGATGGCTCAGCAGAACTCAGAGCAACAAGCTAAAATGCAGGGTCAAATAGCACAACAGGCACAACAAGCTAAAATGGCTGAAATGCAAGCGCAGGGTCAAATTGACACTCAAAAAATTCAAATGCAAGCGCAAGTCGATATGAAGATGGCGCAAATGAGGCATGAGTTTACTAAAGAAATTGAAATGCTTAAAGCTCAAGCTACTCTTGGATTTAAAGAGGACGATAAAGAGTTTAAAGAAAAACTTGAGGTTTTAAAAGAAACCCGTAAAGACGACAGGCTAGATCAACAAACCTCCGACCAAAGCAAACTTATATCTCAAAGACAAGGGAAAAGAGAAGAGCTGCCTGAAGGTTCAAACAAACTAATTAATGCATTATTAAACGAATAATATGGCTAGTTCAGTAAATTTAGATACATCAGATGTATTAAACATAACATGTAGGAAAGGGGATACCTTTTCTATTACGCTTACTTTAAAGAATTCTGCGGGTACGGCCCTTACTTTGTCTACCAGCGGGTACGTTTTTTTAATGCAAGTAAAATCTACGGAGGCGACGAGAAGAGGAGGTTCCGTTAGATCAACTTTAATTTTAGGTACTCCTAATGCCGCAGCAAAGGATCAGGTCCGAGTTAAGTCTAAGTCTAAGACTAGGATCCCGCCTCCTGTAGTATCTGTACCGTCTAGTGGAAGGACATTTGAAACCCCTACCGTTGATGATAGTGGAAACGTAACTATTGAAGCTTCCGCTGAAACTATGAGTAAAGTTCCTTCTGGGAGTTACTCTTATGACCTTCAGTATATTCTTCCTAACGCTTCTGGCTTAGATACTCACAGGACTGTTTTAAGAGGAAAGTTTTCTGTTAACGCAGATGTAACCGAAGCATTTGAATAATAATGAGTGTATCTGTAAGCACAACATCTGACAATACAGTTAGCGTTTCTGTTGGCGGCAGTACTTCTGTTAGCTTTATAAAAAAAAACTTTTCCGTTTCTGCAAGTTTATCTGCTGCGTCTTCAACAATATTAACCGAAAAATCCATTGGATCAATACAAGTGGTTGTTTAACAACATAGGAAACATGAAAAAATTAATCTTCTTTTTATTTTTTTTACCTGTAACAATTTTATCTCAAAGCAGTTGGGTTAATGTAATAGTACAGGCTGATAACTACGGAGGAGAAACTAGCTGGGAGATTTACGAAGACAGTACTATTGTAGCTATATCTGGGGCATACGAAAACAACTCGTATAATGAAATATTTGTTACTCTTCCCCCAGGAGGATATAACTTTGTTATATACGATCAATTTGGTGATGGGATATGTTGTGATTGGGGAGAAGGATATTTTGGTCTAGTTAACAACTGTGGTTTAAATACATTTGTATATGACTTTAACAGTCCTACAGCAACTGTATATTTTGACTTGCTAGCTTGTCCACCGCCTGTAGTAGGATGTATGGAAGTAGAAGCTTTGAATTTTAATCCTTGGGCTAATTCTCCTGCTCCTTGTACCTTTCCCCCAGCCGCTTGTGCTAGCGGCCAAACTAACATTATTTCTCTTATTACTCCTGATAGCTATCCTAATGAAACGAGTTGGCAGATAACAGTTAACGGAGATACTCTTATATCTGGAGGATACGAAGGAACTACAGGAGTAACAATACCAACGTACACATGTGTTAACGAAGGGGATACTCTTGTAGCTACCATTTATGATACATACGGAGACGGAATGTGCGGTACTTGTTGGGGAGGAGTAGATGGATATTTTAATGTGCTAACATTGTGTGGAGATAGTATTTTTACAGTAGGCGGGGAAACTCAGTTTGACACGATTTCTTCTAATCCCTACATAGTACCTGTTTGCGTTCCTGTATCTTTTCAAGGATGCACTACGCCAGGATATGTAGAATACAATCCTTTAGCAGTTACAGATGATGGAAGTTGTAATACACTTGTAACGTTAGGTTGTACAGACATTACAATGTTTAATTACGATGTCTTGGCAAACACTATGGATGTTCATCCTTCATGTGATTACACCCTTACTATTACAGACGGTGGAGCAGACGGATGGTTTGGTAGTTGGTTAGGAATGACTCAGGGAGACAGTGTCTACGGTCCTTACTCAATGGAAGTAAATGATGGGTATGAAGAGGATTTTAATCTAACTCTAAACTCAAACGAAGAAATAAGTGTTTATTTTTTTACGGAGGGTAATGCAGAAACAACAGCTTCACAATGTGGATTTAGAATTGAAGGTCCGAACGGAACGGTGCTACAGAGTGGAACAAACCCCTGGACAGATCCTCTTAAAAAATTTCCATATAAATACACTGAAACACCAACGTGTTCTAATTACTGTGAGGTATTTGTATACGGGTGCATGGATATAGAAGCTCAGAACTACGATGTAGATGCTAACGCCGAAGATAATACTTGTTATTTTTTTGCGGGTTGCACTCAAGCGGGATATGTAGAATACTACAATCAGGGTTATGTAGCGGACTACGACGATGGGAGTTGTAATGAATTAGCTTTATTTGGATGTATGGATGAGCTAGCCTTAAATTATGATAGTGAAGCTAACGTAGATACAGGAGATTGCATTGAAGTAGTTGTTGACTGCACAGACCCTAACGCAGTGAATTACAATGAGTTAGCAAACTCCCCTAGTAATGAATTATGTTTATACGATGCGGGATGTATAGGTGAACCAGGTAGCCCTTATTACTTAAACGACTCATGCTATGCGTGGATAATAACAATAGATTCATATTGTTGCGAAGTAGAATGGGACAACGCTTGTATTGATTTATACAGCTATTGTGAGCAGGGATGGCCAACAGGAGTTCCAGAAGCTAACAATGGGTTTGATGTGTACCCTAACCCAGTAAGCGACGTATTAAACATACAGACCTCTCAGAACGTCCTTACAGAGGTGTACAATGCTTTTGGTCAAATTGTAATACCAAGCACTAGAGATAAAAGAATCAACCTTACGCACCTACCTAAAGGCCTTTATGAGGTTGTTGTAAATTATAACGGAAGAATTTTAATTAAAAAAATAATAAAGTCATGAGTTATTTAACGAATAAAAAGATTAAGAAACGTATTGATAGTCTTTTAGGTAAGAACGCTTCTTACCAGGCGGCTAACGTTTGTGTTACTAATAGCAAAACTAAAAGACAAGAAATAAATAGGTACTGCAAGGTTAATTTTGTAAACCCTATTAAGGATATAGATAAAGATTTTTACAATCAAATAATTTTACAATAACCATGAGGTATTTATTAGTTATATTATTCTCGTTACTTTCATTTAGTGTTAGTAGCCAAACCTTAAAAAAAACTTTTAAGTTTGCAACTTTTTATACTGCATTTAGCGGAGGGAATTCTATTTCTGATAATAACGTATATTCTGTAACTAGCTCTTTACAAACGGACATTATAGAGACTCCTTTTGATTATTCTTTTACCGCTGGCGTTCGTAAAATAGCTAGGTTTGGATATGAGAACCGAGCTAATGCTTTTTATAACGGAACAGAAAAATCATATAGTGACGCAGCTACAGTAGGTAAAGTAAAAGGCTTTGAGTTTTTATTTGAAGCTGATTGGAGACGACAACAAGGAGTAAACTTTTTAGATCAAAATCATTTTGTTAGATACGTTGCTAAGGACTGGGTAACTAAAGTGGAATATGTACAGGATGGTTTTGCGGACGTAGAGTATTTTGAAGGATCACAAAGATTACGATTAAGTGTAAATGATAGGCTTAGTTTTAATCTTGGCATTGCACAACGAATATCCGAGCCTTATGGCTATGACGCTTTAGAAGAGTGGATGTTATCTAATGGGAATTTACATTATACCACTCTTGCTATTCAAGAGGGATACACTGTAGATGTATCTGCTAACGAATATTACAATCCAGAAGGATTTCTTGTTGCTACAAGTGCAGATGTTTGGGAGCAGGTGGTTGTTCCTGAGGTTATAGATGATTATGTGTTTCGCAAAAGAAACGAGCTTCCTAGCCAATGGAACCACTCAGTAGTAGTAGGATTTGACTATTATAAATTTTCTAAAAACTTTTGGATGCACAGCTGGGCTAGTGTAATGCCTTATCACCTAAGGGTTGACAGCGAGTACTCTTACTTTGAAGCAACAAGCGGGGATCAGTGGGTAGATTACTCTGGAGGCCTTATCTTTGGTTGGAGATTAAATAAGAGTCTTGGTGTGTTCTTAGAGGGAAAATACAATAAGTATTGGAACAGAGAGTGGCACGATTTCTCAGTGGGACTTAACTATGTAATATTATAAAAATGGCGCAACAGATTGGGGAGAAAACAGAAGTAACTTTAGACCTAAAAACAATAGGTATGGGAGTTGCTGGTATAGGATCATTAATTGCGATGTGGTTTGCTCTTCAAGCAGACATAACTTTAGCAAAAGAATTGCCTGTACCACCAGATCCAGAAATTACACGCATGGAGTTTGACATGAAAGATCAATTGGTCCGTCAAACTATTATGACTACGCAGGACGATGTTAAGGAGATGAAGGCCGACCTTAAAAATATTGAGGACAAAATAGATGCTTTAAAATAATAATCCATGAAAACTTTACTCATCACTCTTTCTTTTCTTTTGTTCACTACAGCAGTATATGTTTCTATACCTGAAGAGATCAATATCCCAAATTCAGGTGTATGTGTTGTAGAATTTAACGCTAGTTTTAATGCTAGCAATAGTGTAAGCTGGTTAGATAACCTAAGTGACTGTAAAGGCAGACGTATAGATATAGCGTCAAACCCCGACATGCAAAAAGAACATAAGATCGTTGTGGTCCCTACTCTTGTTATTTTTAGTGAAGGCGAAGAAGTAGAAAGGTTTCAAGCTAACATTATGATGCAGCTTGAGGCTACACAATCAGAAGTGCAAGATGCGGTTGACGAAGTTATAATGAGTGCATTCTAATGAAAGCTTGTAAATGCGAACATAAAGAAAAGGAATACAAGAAAGGAGGTAAGACTCCTGCTTGGACACGTAAAGCAGGGAAGAATCCAAAAGGCGGATTAAACGCAAAAGGTGTAGCCTCTTACAGAAAGGCAAATCCAGGCAGCAAGCTTAAGATGGCTGTAACAGGGAAAGTTAAAGCGGGGTCTAAGGCTGCAAAGAGACGCAAATCTTTTTGCGCTAGAATGAGTGGGATGAAAGGACCTATGAAGAAGCCAAATGGCAAGCCTACAAGAAAGGCTTTATCTTTACGTAAATGGCGTTGCAGAAAAAAGAAAAAATGAAAACAGTAAAGAAAAACACTAAATTAACAATCTTTAATAAAGAAGTGGAAGTAGCCCCTCCCAAGGGCTACCATTGGATGGAAGAAGGCGGTAGATATTTCTTAATGGAAGGCTCTTATGCTCCTCATCCTAAGTCTGTAGAAAAAGCAATGTTCAAACTTTCTAACCATAGCAAGGGTGGAAAATAAGACAACGTAATAATACTTATATTTGCATATAAATAATTCTTAAAATGGCTACGATCTCAGCAACAATAAATCTTACTAGTCCAGACATTACTGGTGACCCTTTAAATTTAAGTAAGACAACTAACTTAAATAAAGCGGGTACTGCTACTGGTTTGGACCAGTTTACAGGCGTTACTACCGTAGTATATGCAACTGCTAAGACAGCAGAGAAAATTGTAGATGCTGCAGATTACGTTGACACATCCGCTTCTCATAAAGTTTACATTAAAAATTCAGCTACTGGGTCTAGCGATTTTATTACTGTTGAGCTAGGGGGTAGTAATGTTTTAATGGGTAGACTTTACCCAGGAGATTGGTGTTTCTTCCCGTACGACGGAACTTTAGACGTAGACATAGATACTAGTGCAGCTAATATGAAGGTTGAATATGCTGTTTTTTCTCAATCAACCGCATCATAATAATATAGACTATGGCAACTACAACAGCAACATTAATCCTTAGTAGCGCAGACGTTACAGGACATAGCTTTAATATGACGCAGACAGCTTCCTTAACTAAGGCGGCTTCTTCAACAGGGTTAGACGAGTTTACAGGTATTACTAGCAGAAAGTATCCATCAGCGCAAACCGATACGGTTGTTGTGGCGGATAGCATATATGTAGATACTACCGTAGCCCACAAGGTTTATATTAGAAATACAAGTACTGGTAATAGCGATTATATCTTAGTGGAGCTTGAAGGTAATGTCATTATTGGAAGACTTTATCCAGGAGATTGGATGTTTATTCCTTATGCAGGAACGTTAGATATTCAAGTAACTACTATAGCTACAAACGTAAGCATTGAGTACGGGGTATTCTCTCAATCAACTGTATCATAATGGCAAGAACAGCAACGACAACGGCAAGCTTTTCTTTATCTAGTGCAAACCTAACCAGTAGCCCTACTAATATCAGTGCGTCTACTACTCTAACAAAAGCAGCCTCTAAGCTTGGGTTGACCGACACTTCTGGTTTAGGGGTAAAAACAACATTATCGGTTGATCAATATACTTTATTCTATGCAGATCAATACACCGCTGACAAGTCAAGCAAGGTTTATTTAAGAAACCTTTCTACTATAGCTAGCGAATTCTTTTTAGTTTCAATAGACGACGAACCTTTAGGTAGGCTTTATGCTGGAGATTTTTCATTCTTCCCATGGTCAGCTACTGATGGGGTTAGACAAGTTATATCTTTAACTTTAGCAGCTACTTGGGCTACAGCAGATACAGTTACTTTTGATGGGCAAACTATAACTGGAGCAGCAGCAGCAACTACAGCCGCTTGGGTTGAGCTACTTGCTACTACTAAATATCCTAACTGGACAGCTGCGGAAAATGGTGGCGCTAGTGATACCGTAGTGCTTTTTACAGCTAAGGATAGTAATAATTTAGAAAACTTTCAATTAGGAAGTGCGGAGGTAGCAACTGGGTCAATAGTGGCAACTATAACGGGCAATGGTACAGCCGTTGTAGCGCAAGTCACAGAGGGCGTAGCAAGTGCAAACGACATTAAAATTACACCAAGTGTAGCAACTTCGATGTCATTAGAACACATATTAATAAACGAATAATGGGAAATCTTAGAGTAGGCTTATCATTAAGTAGTACGGACTTGCTCTCAAGCTCGTTAAATATCTCTGTAGCTACATCTTTAATATTAGACTCAGGAAGCCTTATTAGAGCAAAAGTAAAAGGTACAGCAGCCGATAGTGACGATCTAGCTATATATATAGTTAATCAGTGTAGCGACAGAGCGTACCTATACATAAAGAATTTAGATTCTCAACTAGAGAATTACGTATACATACATAACGACACAGATACTGGGTTAGTAGCTAAAGTAGGCGGGGGAGAGTTTGCTTTCATCCCTGTTGCTGTAGACAAGAAGTACGAAGTGTATGGGACTGTAATAGACACATTAATCGAGTACGGGGTATTCGGAAACGATAACTCAGCTGCACCATACGGTGGAACATAATAACATAAAGACATGCCAGATAATTATAGAAACCTAGTAGTCCTCGCATCCACTAATGCTTACACCACTACTGAAACGTTTGCTTTACATAACCCAACAGATGCAGAAATTTCGGCTACAGTTATTGGTGCTGTAAGAACATATCAAACTGATGCTTATAAGGACCTTACAACGGGCGTTGCAATCAAAGTGCAAGCTGGAGGGACTCTTTACGGTAGATTTTCTTCTGTAGTTGGAGCAGGCCTTGTAGCTTACTACTAATAAAACAACAAATTAATTTAATATAATGGAAGAACAATTTGAAAAAACGGAGATCTTTGATACTCCCGAACAGCTTGCCGCATCAATGCAAGCAGACGCACAACCTACTCAAGAGGCTCCACAAGAGGAGTCTCAACCTGTTTCCGAACCCGTTCAGGAACAAACAGAGCAGGAAGCTCCACCTCAGGTAGAGCCAGTACAGGAACAGACTAACGAACCTGTACAACAAGAAGAATTTCAATATCAAGCGACGACTGACGATAATATCGAACAACAGGCGACGACGGATAATGATAATACAACTCAGCAGTATTCTGACGACGACATAGAATCGGCGGTGTTTAACTACGTAAGCGAAAGGCTTGGACGCGAGGTTAACTCATTCGACGAATTTAGTCAACCACAGAACGCTATGGATGAGAGGGTCCAAAAGATCGCGGAATTTGTACAAAATACAGGTCGCGGTCCTGAAGATTGGTTTAAGTATCAGTCGTTAAACCCATCCGAAATGGATGATATGACGGCAGTGAAGATTAAATATTCACAAGATTACCCACAGCTAAACTTCAATGAGATCAATACTCTCGTTAGTTCTAAATACAAGACGAATCCTGATGAGTTTAGTGAAGGTGAATTACAGGTCTCAGCTTTACAGCTAAAGATCGATGCCACGGATGCACGTAATAATATTGAAGAGATACGCAATACTTACGCCGCTCCTATGCAACAGGAAACACCTGAACAACAAGAATCTTACTTTACTGAAGATTGGGCTCAAGATATGGAAAGAGAAACATCTAGTTTCGAAGGCTTAGAGTTTGATTTAGGGAATGGTAAGAATTTTAATTTTGGTGTAGGTGAGAACTACAGAAAGACTCTAGTCGACAACCACCAGAATGCTGAGAATTATTTAGACAGGTATGTTGACCCTAATGGAAATTGGGATTACGATACCTTTAATTCTCATCAAACGCTCATTGATAATATCGACAACATCGTCTCTTCGGCGTATCGTCAAGGTATGGGAGATGGGCAGAGAGGACTAGTTAATAAGGCGGCTAACGTCTCTACTAACACACCTTCTCAAAACGCTGCTCAAAACAACACTAATTCATTAGCGGAGCAAGTGAAAAACATCATGGGGGCTAACTCCAATAAGATGACATTTAACATTTAAAATAACAAAAACTAAGAAACAATGGCAACATTAACAGGAGCTAAAACAACGACTGGGTCAACCCAGGCCGATGCAGCAGGCGCATTTCGCATTACACCTGAAAAATACACAACTGTAGGCGATCTATTAAAAACAACAAAAGATGAGCACATGCCTGGGCTTATCGAGACTTACGGCGATCAAGGTATCACTGGATTTCTTAAACTTACAGGCGCAATTAACAGCGGTGGATCTTCTGACGAAGTAAACTGGTGGGAGGCAGGTCGTCGTCACAAGACATTAGCATACACATCTGGTATAACTATTTCTGGGGACACTAAAAGCCTAAGCGTTACAGACGCTATTGTAACAGCAGCGGTGCAAGTTAACGATGTTCTTATGGACAAAGAAACAGGCGCACGTTTTATCGTAAAATCTGGTGGATTTGCAACAGGAGATGCAGTAAATGTCGTTCTTGTAAAACTAGACGGAAGTATAGTTGCAACAGGCACAGATATTGACGCTACTACAGCTGGAGAGTTTATTAGACTAGGTAATATGTACGCTCAGGGAAGTAACCAACCTACAGCATACGACGATTTCAACGCTAAAAAGCGTACTAACCCATATATGATCGTTAAAGATCGTTACGAGGTTAACGGTTCGCAGGCTACGAATATCGGTTGGGTAAATGTAGGTGGCGGAGAGTACCGCTGGTTTATGAAGGGTGAGCAAGAGGCTCGTGCTCGTTTCGAGGACCGTCGTGAGATGATGATGCTTTTAGGGCAGCAGCGTGGTAATGACACTATTGCTGGTGGAGCTTTAGGTAGTGAACTTGCTGGTTCTGAAGGATACTTCTCAGCTATTGAGGACCGTGGAATCCAAGTTAGCAACGCTAACGCGAACCCACTAGACTCTTTCTCTGAGTTCGATGATATCATTATGGAGCTTGATAAGCAAGGTGCACCTTCTGAGTACGCTATGTACGTGAACAGAAAGCAAGACCTAGCTATCGACGATATGTTAGCATCAGGTATTGCAACTTCAGTTACTGCTGGTTTACCAGGACAGTTCGGAGCATTTAACAATGACGCAAACATGGCTGTACAACTTGGATTTAAATCTTTCACTCGTGGAGGATATACTTTCCATAAGCACGATTGGAAGCTATTGAACGATCCAACTCTTCTAGGCGCATCTAACTACGTACAGGGAGCTATGATTCCTTTATCGCAGGTTACAGACGCACGTAGCGGAATGAAGGCACCAGCTTTATCTATGTCTTACAAGGAAGCTAACGGGTACAACCGTGAGATGGAGCACTGGGTAACTGGTAGCATCTTAGGACACACGAACAACGGAGATGTAGGAACAGACAACGCTGTCTTCCACTACCGCTCTGAGATCGCTCTTTGCACTCGCGCTGCTAACCAGCACGTAATGATTAAGGGATAATATTAATTAGGTTGACGGGGAAGGAAGGCTTCGGTTTTCTTTCCCTTTAAACTATAAGAAAACTTAAAAATTATGGCTACATTTACACATTCAAAACCAGGCACTATGACGGCCTCTAAAAAGATTGTCATTAGTAGTGCAATTACTAGCATAGGAAACACTGACTTTTCATTAACTCAACCTAAAGACACCATTGTAGATGAGGTTTTTATTAGAGTTTTAGAAGCACCAATTGTCGCTACGGGAGATCTTGGTTTTACCATGGGATATTCTGCTTCAGGAACTGAAGTTGTAGGAACGGGCGTTGACAACCTTCTTGATGGAGGAACAACACTTGATGTTGGAG